GGGAAGGTGAATGTTGGCCTGTCTTCTTTCGTTGTTTTATAAAGAAGAATTTTGAGAAGATTGAAAAGATTCTCGAAGATTCCCCTAGAACTGTTTTATCCTCTTCTACTGAAATGTCAATGTTGGGTAATCGATTGTTTGGAGTTATGAATGCGAACCTTGCTGCTGCAGGTGCTCGTCACGAAGCTCCAGTGTATTTAGGTTTATCTAAATTTAATCAAAATTGGGACAAAGTCGGTCGTCGGCTTCTTAAGTTTCCCAATATTGGTGATGGTGATTGTACTTTCTGGGATGGTACTGTTGGTCGCTTTTCATTTGATTCAGTTCGTAGAATGCGCCAGCAGATGCTTAATGTTCCTGGTTGGGACAAAGCTATTGATTTCTTTTATTCCATGATTGTTTTTTCTTTCATTGTTGGAATACTTGGAGATTTGTTCTCTAAAGATATGGGTATGCCTTCTGGTCAAACTAACACTTTGGCTGATAATTGTATTATTCATGCTTTATATTGGTGTTATCATTGGTGTCTAGTTGTTGTACCTTCAGTTCCTGGTTTGCATCCGACGTGGGCTTGTTTTAAAGAACATGTTTGTCTTATTGTTATGGGTGACGATGTTATTTATTCATATTCCAATCTCGTTGCCCCTTACATGCGACAATCACGTGTAGCTCAAACTTTCTCCACTATTGGAGTGAAATTTAAATATACCCTTGATGGGCCTGCTCCTTTACATGATTTGGAATTTTGTTCTACTTTTTTCCGAAAATATCACGGAATTTTTGTCCCCGTCTTAAAACCAGAGAAAATGCTGACTTCTATTCTCTGTAAACCTGTTATTCGACCTCGCATGTGTCTTCGACGTTTGTTGAGTCTGAGGGTTGAAATTTTTTATGAACCCACACTGTTGTCCCTGGTTGACGGACTTATCTCCTTTCTCCTTCGAGATTATTCTGGAGTGATGTCCAATAAACCGACCGGTGTTGCTGGTGATGATCAAACCCTTGACCAAATTATGGACTCTGCTTGGTCGCATTTTACCATTCATGCTCATTATACGGAAGTATTCTCATAGGTGAGGTTACTATTTTCCTCTCCTGAGATGTGTGGTTTACTTTTTTCCACTTTGTTGTAATGACTGAATATATTATAT